GTCGGCAAACGCGGCCGGCCGGTCGGCTTCCCAGCGCGCCGTGAGCGCATCAACCGCGAGCTTTAATCCCTCGGGCGGGACGACGGCCAAGGCACTCAGCGCCTCGCGCGAGGCCGCGAGATACGGCCGCACCAGCGCCCGGATGCGCGCCTCGGTGTCGTCCGGGGCCCCGATCAGCACGCTATGCAGATGCACGGCATCGCGCAGCATGTTCACCGCGTAGTCTTCCTGCTTGGCGTAAAAACATTCGGCCCATTCCGCGAGCTTCTCGTGCGAGCTGGCGGCGCGCCGCGCGCGATCGGCCTCGCGCCGCGTCAGCTCGCGCGCGGCGCGCTCGAGGAGGCTCCGCAGCACCGGCACCATCGCGGCGATCCGGACCTGCAAGGCCTTGCGCTCGGCCCGGTCCTGCTCGATCTCCGCGAGCACCGGCGTGAGATCGGGCGGCTCTGGGGGCGCCGGCGGCGGCGGCAAGCTGCGCACCGCCTCCAGCACCGGCGTCAGATCCGTGGGGGCCGGCAATTCCAGTTGCGGGCGGTCGAGCACCTCCTGGCCGAGCTGGCGCAGGCGCTTGAGATCCTCGGCGATCTCCCGCATGCGCAGTGCATTCTCTTGCGGCGGCGTCTGATCGGCCGGCGGTGTCGGCGGCGTGGGGGCTGGCGGCGTCGGCTCCGGGATCTGATCCGCGGGAATCATGTTCGCTGGCACGAGGTAAATATCGCCTTGCTCGCCGATCGGCGGCAGATTTTCCAGCCGCCGGATATCGTTCGCCGAGAGCCAGCCATCGATTTTGCCGATATGGTAATACGCCTGCCGCGCCGCCGTATCGCCCCGCAGCAGACCGTCGAGCACGAATTCGATGCCCTGCAGATTGCGCTCGAGCGGCGAGATCAGCTTGCGCGTGCACTCCTGCTCCCACCGCACGAGCCACCGGCGCAGCGTGTAGGTCACGAAGCCGATGTTTTGCGTCTCGATCCCGGTGCCCCAACTCGTCGAGCGCTCGACGTCGCCGATCATGTGCGGCGGCACCGAAAACCAGCGGGCGATCTCGCTCAGTTGAAACTTGCGCGTCTCCAGGAATTGCGCGTCGTCCGGCGGGATGCCGAGCTTCTCGTATTTCATGTTTTCCTGCAAAATCACAAACTGGTGCGCGCGGTCGACGCCCTGCGCGCGCTGCTCGAGCGAGGCCCGGAGTTTGTCGGTCGCCTGCTCGCTCAGTTGGCCGGGATGAATCAGGAGCCCGCCGAAGTGACTGCCCTGCCCGAAAAACTTCGCGCCGAATTTTTCCGCCGCCAGCGAGAGCCCGAGCGCCTCCCGCGCTTTCTGGATCGCCGCATAGCCCCAGACGCCGTCCGGCGTAAGCCCGGGAATGTGTAGCATCTCCTCCGCGTCGAGCACCGTGGCCCCGCCGTCGATCGAGTATTGGAGCTGTTTGCCGCCATTGCGCACCGCCTGCACGCGCCACGGCTCGATCGGGTAGAGGGCCGCGACCTCGCCGCGACTATTCCAGCGGATTTCCGCGAACGCATTGCCCCACAGCAGCACATGCTGCTGCAGCGTCTCGCGAAACGTGCTGGACGACATCTCGTCGTTCGGCGCGTCGTGCAGCACGTAATACAGCCGGCTGTCTTCGAACCGCTCGTGGTGGCCATTCGCGAGCTTGCGGTAATGCACGAACGGTAACGAGCCGAGTGTGCCGCCGATCAATTGCACGCAGGCCCAGACCGCGGCAATATTCAGCGCTTTATTCTCGTCGACCTGGACGCCGCTGCTGACCGGCTGGCCCCCAAAGAGCTTGATCAGCGCCGGATCCTGCAGCCCGTAGGGCCCGAACCACCCGCCGATCTGCCGCAGCAACTGCGTCCAGAAGCGTGGAGCTTTCATAGCACCAAGGCCCCCACGGTTTCATAGATGCTCGGGCCCGGCGCGGTCATGGCCCGGCCGAGCGCCATGATCGTCGCCACCACCCCGTCAATCCGACCCGTCGACTTGGCCTTCGTCGGTTTCCAGTTATCCGCCGCATCCGTCGCCAGGACCACGTTCGCCGCCATCCAGCGCAGCACCGGATGATCGCCGTGGCGGAGGTTCCGGCCCACGACGAGCTTCTCGAATTCCTTGGTGGGGGCTGACATCGACGCGAAGCCCTGGCCGAAGGGCACCATCGTCGCGCCATCCTCCTGCAGTTGGGTGACCAACTGCGAGGCGTTCCAACGGTCATAAGCGATTTCGCGGACGCGATAGCGAGTGCACAGGGCCCGGATCGCGCCGCGCACCACGTCGTAGTCGACCACATCGCCCGATGTCGCCGCCATCGCCCCTTCCCGCGCCCAAACGTCATAGGGCACGCGATCCCGCTGGCTGTGCCGCCGAATCGTCGCCTCGGGGCACCAAAACCACGGCAAGACGTGCCAGGTCGCCTCACCCGCCGTCGGCGGGAAGAGCAACACGAATGCGGTGAGGTCGGTCGTCGTCGAGAGATCCAGCCCGGCATAGCAGGCACGGCCCTCGAGCGCCGTCGGATCAAACGCGTCGCCACACGCCTGCCATGCCTCCGGCGGCAGCCAACGCGTCAGGCTTTCCGTCCAGAGATTCAAATGCAAGCGCTTGAAGGTGTTGAGATAGGCGAGGGAGTTTTCGGCTTTCTGCACTTGGCCGCGGAAGTATTCAGGCTTCACACTCACGCCGTAATTCGGATTGGCCTTGGCCCATGTCGCCTCGTCGCGCCAGTCGTCCTGCTCGCTGGCCGCCCAGATGACCGCGAGGAAATGGGGATCCGCGATCGAGCCGTCGAGGACCTTCAGGGCATAGTCGTGCTTCTCCCAGCAGAGTGAGCTGCGGTCATAGCCGGCGGTCGTGATGGCGATCGTCAACGGCTGACGGCGCGCCGCCACGCCCGTGGTCACCGTATCCCAGAGCTCGCGGTTGGGCTGCACGTGGAGCTCATCGAAGAGAATCGCGTGCGGATTCAGGCCGTGCTTCGTCGGGGCATCGGAGGACAGCACCTGATACTTCGACGCGGTGTGCAGCACGGCGATCGAGTCTTTAAACGGGCGCGAGCGCTTCCGGAGCTGCGGACTCATCGCGCGCATCAGTTTGGCGTCGTTAAACACGATCCGGGCTTGATCCTTATCGCCCGCACAGGAATAGACCTCGGCCCCAATCTCGCCGTCGGCGAAGAGCATATACAACGCGATGCCGGCGGCCAGGGTCGACTTGCCGTTCTTCTTCGGCACTTCGATGTAGGCTTCGCGATAGCGCCGCGTGCCATCGGCGCGTTTCCAGCCGAAGAGTGGGCGCACGATTTGGTCGGCTTGCCAGCGCGCGAGGACGAAGGGCTGACCGGCGTGTTCGCCCTTCGTATGCACCAGGCATTCGCGAAAGAAATCCACCGCGAGCTCGGCGGACCCCGCGTCGAACCAGAACGCGCCGTCAGTCGTGGAAGAAGCGTTCCGTCTTGGGGCCATCGGTGCCAGTCTTCACTGAATGCAGCGGGACCACGGTCGGGCCTTCGCTCTCGATCCGGGTGCGGGCCGCCGGGCTCATGCCAAACTCGGCCAGGAAATTCCGCATATGTTTCATCGCCGTATTGGCGATGCCCAGATACGGACTCTGCACCGGGAATCCCGACGGCGATTTGATCACCATCCCGAATTCCTTGACCTTCTCTTCGGCCGCCGCCCAGCGTGACCAGGCTTGACAGTAGCCCGCCAATGCGGCGCGGTCGATGAGGGCGATGAGGCCGAGGAGTCGTAATTCCCGACTGACGCGGCGCCATTCCCGCTTCGCCGCGACGTCGAGAAAGGTCGGCACCGTGGGCATGCCCGGTTTCGGCCGCGGCTCGCGCGGGCTGATCCGCGTCTTGCTGGGGTTGCCTTTCAGCAGCCGCAGCGCGGTCGGATCGGGGCGCGGCCCACGCCGACCCATCAGGTCCGCTCAGGCTTGAGGCCCATCATCGACAGGCGCTCCAACGCGACCGCCACATACTTTGGCTCGATCTCCATCGCATAGCATCGACGCCCGAGCTGCTCCGCGGCGACGAGCTGTGTCCCGCTGCCCGCGAAGGGCTCGGCACACACATCGCCCGCCAGAGTGTGGTTGCGCAGCGGAATCGCGAAGAGCTCGACCGGCTTCTGCGTCGGATGCTCGTAGAGCTGGTTCGCGAGCTTATCGACGCGCCATACAGTGCTCTGCGTGCGTCCACCAAACCAGCGGTGTTGGTGGCCCTTTAAGAATCCATACAGGCAATTCTCGTGCGCCCAGTGATAGTCCGCTTGGCCCAGCACGAAGACGTTCTTGGCCCAGATAATCTGACTTTGGATATGCAGGCCCGCATCGGCGGCGGCGGCGGCGGCGGCGATCTGCTCCGATTTCGCGGCGGTCCAGCAGTAGAAGGCCAAATCTGCGGCCAGATGCGGAAGCCAGAGACGCCAGATCATCGCCAGCCACTTGCGGAGCCGCTCCCCCTGGCGCTCGTCGCCGACAATCGGGGCCCATTCTTTCGCCCGCGGATTGTATTGCGCGCCCTGAAACTTGACGCCATAGGGCGGATCGGTCGCGAGGAGCCGCGCGGGCTCATCACCCATCAGCCGCTGCACATCGCTCCCGCTGGCCGCGTCGCCGCAGAGCAGCCGATGCGCCCCGATGGCCCACAGTTGCCCGCGTGCCGTCCCCCACTGCGCCTGCAGCTCGTCCGCGCGCTCAAGCGGTGCGGGCACCTCGACGGTCTCACTGCGGCCGGAGATTTTCGCGAGATCCGCGTCGGTAAATCCGGTTCCCAGCAGTGCGTCGGCCTCACGTAATTCGGCGAGGAGAGGCCCCAGGCCATCGCCCCAGCCAGCCATGATCGCGAGTTGATTATCGGCGAGCAGATAGGCCTCGGCCTCGCGCGGATTCGCGAAGTCCACGCCGCGGACGACCGGCACGAGCCACTCGTCTTGCTCCACGCGGACACGATCCGGGGCCGGCCGGCCTGCAGCCTTCGCCGCAGTCAGCGCGTCAATGCGGCCGTGCCCCGCGACCAACTGGCCAGTGCGTTCGTCGATGATGACGGGCGCAACGTAACCAAACCGCCCGAGACTTTGCTGCAGGGTCTTAAGGTCGTGCGCCTTCGGATTGCGCGGCGCCCGCGCGAGGGTCCCGAGCGGCAGGTACTCGATCGAGAGATTGGCCATGGTTAGCGCGATGATCCCCTCAACGAAACCTCCGGCGGCACGCGCGAGGC